CTCCTGAAGCCCAGGAGCCTCATCAGGGCAGAACAAGCACCACTCGCCATCGGCCTCCACGCACTCCATGAACAAGTCAGGAATCCAGAGCGCGTAGAAGAGGTCGCGCGCCCGCTCCTCCTCAGCACCCGTATTGAGCTTGAGCTTCAGGAAATCCTCAATGTCGGCGTGCCACGGCTCCAGGTACACGGCAAAGCTCCCATTGCGTCGCCCACCCTGATTCACATAGCGCGCCGTGTTATTGAACACGCGGAGCATGGGCACAAGACCGTCACTAGTCCCATTCGTGCCACGAATCCCCGAGCCACGCGCACGAATATTGGAGCAGTGGAGGCCAATGCCACCCGCATATTTGCTGATGTTCGCGCAATCACTCAGCGTCTTGAAGATGCCGGTGATACTGTCGGTATCCATGGCCACGAGGAAACAGGACGAGCACTGTTGCCTGGGAGTGCCGGCACTGTAGAGGGTGGGCGTGGCGTGGGTGAACTTCTTGGTGCTGAGCAAGTCATAGGTGCGGAAGGCCTTCGGCAAATCCGAGCCCCAGAGGGCGAGGGCCACGCGCATCCAGAGATGCTGGGGGCGCTCGCGAATGACTAGACTCGTATCCTTGAGGAGGTAAGAGCGCTCCAGAGTCTTGAAGCCGAAATAGTCAAAGGCGTAATCCCGCTGGTAATCAATCGCGGCCTCAATCGCAGCTGCCTTCGCGGGGTCACGGCACATGGCCAGAATATCGTCGTGAATCGTACAAACCTTCTCGCCGGTCTTCGGATTCTTCTGGTCAGAGAGAGCGATCATGACCTCGGCGAAGTTGCCAACGGTCTCCTTGTGATGATTACTGACGGCGATCTGGGCGGCCAAGACACCCCAATCGGGGTGCGTGGTGGACAGACTCGCGGCGAGCTGGGCGGCGAGATCGTCCAGCTCTGACGTCTTCACGCCACTATAAATCTGGCTCAGCACCTGCTGGGCGAGGCCGTCAGGATTGATACGCAGACCCTTGGCCGACTTGCGAATACGCTGGAGAACCTTGTCGAAACTCACACTCTCCGCCTGGCCATTGCGCTTTAGAACTTGCATGCTAAAGGACATTGGGATAAACGGTTGGGACTGGCTATCGCACTTGGCTGCCGAATCATTTTTTACGTGTTGTGCGCCCTTTGACACCTTTAATGCCACGTATTCTCGCCAAAAGCGAGAAATATCGCGTCCTATCCTTGTAGCCCCGGGAACCTGTGTAAGAGGGGGTTATGTGAATGTATTGATCTGCGGGTATTTCGTCTTTCATATAATGTATTAGGTCGTCAAAAAAATACACTCGGCGTGCGAGGCCGCGACTGGACACTGGCTTCTGCTGCGGCTTCTGCTGCCATGTGGCAGCCGCCAGGCGCCTTTTTAGATTCATAGTCTCTATCATTGTTGCCACGTCGGCCAGACTCTTCCGCGGATTGTGTACAGGCAAACCTCCTTCTAGAAAGAAATCTTCACGATGAATATCTCGGCGGAAATCCCCGCGCGCCATGATGTCGTCAAAGATAGCCTCGCTGGTGCCAAGGAGTTCCTTGATCCTCGCCTCAATACGGCGCATATAACCCGTATCCGAATTATTGGATAAAATAAAAAGAGCATCTACGGTCTTTCCACGGCCAGCCACCCCTTCACGAATCACCTCGAGCATCTTCGGATTTATGGGAATAGGGACTTTGCCTTCGCCATCCACAGGTCCAAGAGTACCGTCCACGTCAAATACGAGCACAAGTCCCATCGCAGAACCCCTTTTACACTAGACCCAGGATTATTATTCGCTCACACTAAATACGAAAGCCAACTCCTGGAAGTCCTCCTTTTCCGGCAACTCCTCTTCCACAGAAATCACATCCCGCGCCCATGAGCCCACAAAGGGAGGCGCGTCCTGAAGATCTCCACCACCACGGCCATTCCCCTCGGCAGTGAGAAGAGGTAGGGGGTGAATATTTTGAACCTTGCTCTTATCCACATATTGCTTCTTTGTGTGGTTCACAATATAGCGGTATTTGGTGGCGCTCTTGGGTTCCGGACGAATTAACTTGGTCTCATCGTCATTACATAGAGCATGTAAGTTCTTTTTGTAATACCGTTGCTCGTCATCCGCGTAGTCTCCTGCCCACACCACCCTGCTCTTGTAGTAGGCGCCTTCTGGACTCAAGGAGAACTCCACTGTGTTGACAAATGCGCTCGTAAGGTAGGCGTGCTCCATCAACTTCACGCCCTCGTCGTATCCGAATGCGTTCATCCACGCTACAATGTCCCCCTCGTCGTCCAGGATAACTGCGAAGTAGTATTGACCCATTTTGGTTTGGACCTGCTTATGAAAAAGGGGGTACAAATCAATTTTTATGAAGGCAGTCAGGCAGTCAAGCCACCTTATTTGCCCGCCTCGGCCGTAAGCATGTCCGAAATAATCCTGCTCTGTGTAATCACGCGAGAACTAATACACATACTCTCTAACTCCTGTAACAACAGCTTGTACGCATACGGAATTTCAATACTGCTGAAGTTCGTCGTGTTCCCGCACCCACGACACGCCCAGATGCCCTCCACGGGATTCGCGATCGCAATGCCACCGCAGTCCTTACAAGAATAACAGCGGAAGGCGTCCGAGCATTCCATGAGGCGCTCCTTGGTGAACTCGGACATGCCGTGGGCGGCCACGGCGTCTCGCTCCATCTCGCCGAAACGAAGACCGCCCTCCCTCGCGCGCCCCTCGGCCGGCTGGCGCGTCAGCATCACCAGCGGACCCGAAGCACGGCTGTGCATCTTATCGGCCGAGCAGTGGCGGAGGCGCTGGTAGAACACCGGACCCACGAAGATATTCGTCTCCATCTGCCGGCCCGTGAATCCGTTGTACAGAATCTCATTACCATACGGCTCCATGCCGAGACCGTCGCGCAGAAGCGAGGCGAGGCCATCCACCGTACACGAGCCGAAAGGCGTGCCATCACCAAGAGCACCCACCTCACACCCCACCTTGCCTAGGAGAGTCTCCATCAGTTGCGCAATCGTCATACGACTGGGAATACAGTGGGGATTGATGATAATATCCGGAATAATGCCTGACGCCGTCTGGGGCATGTCCTCGGCATTCAGAATCATACCGCACGTACCCTTTTGTCCATGGCGCGAGGAGAACTTGTCGCCGATCTCGGGAATCCTGTCCTGGCGCACGCGAACCTTGGCGAAACTGTAGCCCTCGCCATTGCGATTGCGGAAGATGCGATCCACCCAGCCAATCTCATTGTTGCGCATCGTCCTGGACACGTCGCGGAACTTCTTCGCCCCGGCAGGAATCACCGTGCCCGTGGGTATCCTAAGAGGCACCACCTTGCCAATCAGGATGTCGTCGTTGTCCACGTACTGGTTCTCCGGCACGAAGCCGTCCTCAGCCAGTTTCTCGTAATTCGCGTTCTTCATTTGGCGCGTCACTTGCGGATCCGGCTTGAAGAAGCGCTCCTCCTCGCCCGACGACTGGTTCTTCTTCTCCTCGTCCTTGTACGTGCGGTAGAAGATACTGCGAAACCCGCCACGCTGGAGGAAGGCGCGATTGATCATGATGGAGTCCTCCTGGTTGTAGCCCGTGTACGTCATAATCGCCACCGTAATGTTCTGGCCACACGGCATCGTCTGCGAGCCGTAGAACTTGCTCATGAAGGGACTCACCAACGGGATTTGCGGGTAGCAGAGCATGTGCGAGAGCGCGTCAAAGCGCTCGCGGAAGTTGAGGGCGTACATGCCCATGGCCTGCTTTCCCATTGCACACTGATAGGCATTGCGGGGCGACTGATTGTGGTCTGGGAAAGGAATGTTGGACGCCAGCGAGCCGAGGATACAGGACGGGTGAATCTCCACGTGCGTCTTCTGCGCATCCTCTAACACAGCCTTGTAGGTCATCGCGATAAACGCGCCCTCCGTCTCGCCAGGGTCAATGTACTCCATGAGATGGTGGCCACCAGGAGTCTTCCACAGAAGAAGCTCCTCCCACGTCTTCATCGCGTCAATGCGCTTTGCGAGCTGAGGGTCGCCAAGGACTTCGCGCATCGCGGGGGCGTACAAGAGAGGGCGCAACATGCGCCCTGCCTCCGTGGTAATCCACAGCTCCCGCAAATTCATCTTCCAAATAATGCCGGTCTGCGGATGAAGCTGGCACTCGCGCTTGGCAGCCTTGAGTGACTCAATGGTGCTACGCGTGGTGGTCGGCTCCAAGGTGCCAATCCACGCGCCGTTCAAGAAGACGCGCGTATCCGTGAACTTCTCGGCGATGGAGGAAGAGGTGAGGGGTTTGAGAACACTCAGGCTCTCCAGATAGTCGCTCACACACCGAGGATTGCTGAAGATACTCACAATCGCCGTGGTGGCCATGTTCTTCACCACGCCCACTGAGTGGCCTTCCGGCGTCTCGGCAGGGCACACAAAGCCGAATTGCGTGTTGTGGAGCTTGCGGGGAGCAATCAGCTTACCGGTCTTCTCAATGGGCGTGCTGATACGGCGCAAGTGCGAGAGACCCGAGATGTAGTTAAGGCGATTGAGTACCTGGCTCACACCGTTCTTACTAGGTCCGCCCGCCTTCGCCGAGCCGAAATTGCCCGTGGCGAGGCACGTCTTGAGGCCGACCTCCAGATTGGTGGACTTGATGACCTTGTGGATATTACTGATATTGAGAATCTCCTCAAAGTTGCCCGTGGCCTTCCAACTCCCGCCGTGGATCTCCTTGGCCAGATAGGACTTGATGTCCTTTACCATGATGGTGGAGAACTGGGTGCGAAAGAGATTGGCGAGGAGGAACCCAGGCAAGTCCACGCGCTTATTGGGATACGAGTCGCGGTCGTCATTGGGGATGCGACCCGACGAGACCCAGAGCACCTTGCGCGTCATGTGCGCCAGGAAACAGGCCTTCTCATAGGCCTTGTCCTCGGCCCCAATATGCGGGAAGAGCTCCTCGGCGAGGATGTCGCTCACCAGAATGGGAGGCCTCGCTCCACGAGGAGCCCAGATCTTGATATAGGAGGCCATCGCCTCCAAGGCCTGCTCCTGTGTCTGTACAGCCGAAGACTCAGCCATGGACTCGTTGATGATTGTGTCAAAGGAGGTGTCTCGGTCTTGGCCTGGTCCAGAGGGTCCGAGGATCATGTCCACGATGTCCTTGTCGGCCACGACGCCGAGGGCGCGGAAGACGATGAAGAGGGGGATGGGAGCCTTCATGCGTGGCAGGGAGCAACGGAGGAGGATGATTTGGATGTTCTTGGGGTGGTACATCATCCGCACGGAATTGGACTTTGGCACTTGGTCATTGTCCGGTCCGATGGACTTCACCTCCACCACCTCTAACTCCTTCGCGGTGTTCCGGTTATTGCGGAACACGAATGGGCGGTTCTCCGACATGCGCTCCTGGCTGATACAGACGCGCTCACCGCCCTGGACAATGAAGTAGCCACCCATGTCCTCGGCGCACTCTCCGACACGGGCTGGGTTGACGTGGTGCTGGTCATTGAGGAGGCAGTACTCACTGCCGACCATGACGGGAATCTTGCCCATGTGGACATTGGGGAACAGGCGCTTGCGCACGGACTTCTTGCCACCGTGCGCATTGTCCGTCTCAATGTAAGTGACGTTGATGTCCACGAAGAGGGGCGCGGCATAGGTGAGATTGCGCAGCCTCGCGTCATTGGGCATCATGGGGAGGACGGCGCCGTTGTTCTCAAAGATGGTCGGCTTCTTGAATTGGATGTTGCCGAACTCCAGGTGAACCTCATATTCACGGCTGACGGGGCCGAGGCTGGCTACGGCGGCCACTTCCTGGTTACCCATGAGCGCATTGGCTGCGGAAGTGCTGAGGCCGGTGGCGGATGCGAGGGCCGACCTGGGCCCACTGAGGGGAATCTCTGGACTACCCCGGACAATCACGGGGTTCACCATCGTAATAATTTCATGGATGTCGTGCTTCATGAAATGATTAAAGCTCTCTAGCTGGTGGGTGACGATCTGCTTGCCGTCTGCCTGACCAAAGTAGAGTTCGAGGAATTTGTGCCAGAGGATGGGGTCTTGGGACTCTGTCTTTACTTCTGCAGAGGCAGAAGCCTTAGCTTCTTTGGAAGCAGAAGAAGGCATGGCTGGTAGGGACTTGGTTTTGGCAGGGATGGAAGTGTCAATTTTTACTTTCATACCTGAGTTACTTCTTGCCATTTATTTAGATAGGCGCGCAGAATGTCAGAAGTTAGGAATGTACAAATAACTGGTGGGGCTGTGGATCATTACCGAAAGGAGCGCGCTGGCGGATCAACGCGCAGGAAGCGCAAGGAATATCAGGATGGTGGTGATGTACCTCCTGGAGTTCCTATTACAGGCGCGGCAAATATTAGCGCGGCCAGGGTGATCCAGAATTCGCTAGCCAGAGGTGGCGCGGCTGCGGCCTCTGCCTTGGCGGCGGCAAAAGACGATTCGGTCGTCATTCGCAAAACACATGTGCCTTCACCCGCTGCGGCACCTCCTTCTGCTCCCGCCAAGGCCGAGCCCGTAAAGCCCAAGGCAGAAGAAGCCAAGCCCAAACTCCTTTACACCCACCCAAG